CCCATAAAATTATCTTAGTTACTCTCTCGTCATCAAAATCCTTGAATTCAGAATCCTCTATCTCTGCATCAAAATCCTTCAATACCTTCTGGAGCTTCTCATTTTTTAGGTCCTTTGTTTTAATATAGAAGTATGGTCTATAATGCGTGATTGTAAGGAATGATTCTCCATTATCAAGACGACCAAATAGGTATACAAGGGCCTTTTTGCGCTTCTTTTTTCTTCCTTCTTGCTTCCATGTCACCATGCTCCTGCCTGACGAACGTCAGCATCAAAGCATCGGCAACGTCCGGACTGTCAATGCCCTGAGACCTCATATCATCCTTAGACATTATCTTCAACCTGCCCTTACTGTCCGGCTTATACTTGATCGTACAGAGCTGGAACCAGTCATCGTCACCAGACAGCTTACCGCCTTTCTTCAGCCACTCCATCAATCTCCAGTAAGCCTCTGCCCTGATGTTGGTGAACCTTGACTGGTCAAGCGCCACTTGCCCGACGTTGACTCCCCTGACGTTCTTCTGCTCATGATGCAACGGGTCAACTGCGCCGCCGCCGACACCGACATCGTCGATGAAAACGTTCTCGGCGATCACTCCTCTATCCTTCATGAAAAAGAGAGTCTGCGCGGCGATGTCCGTCAGGTTGTCCTGATCGCTCTTCGCCAAAATCTCCGCGTAGTTCATCGACCTCATGTCCCAGACTGTCTGGTTGTTTCCTCCTCTGGCCACGTCGTTGCCGATTCGTCTCTCGCCAATATGCTTAATAACAACACCCGGCCTGATCATCGCCCGTTCAACATCCTCTTCACTGATCAGTTGCGTCCACCCGCGCGAGTCGATATCGTTCGCCTCCGGGAACCGATTATCGTACAAAACCCCGAAGTACGGCTTCTTGCGCATCTCCTCAATGAACTTCTCGGTCAGACGACCCTCGGCCACGCCGCGCCTCCAATCAATGTTCACCTTATGATAGTCAGGATCCTCCTTTGCCTTAAGAAAATGCCCCCTGGTGAACGGGTTGCCAATCTTCACCACGAAGTCCGTGCCGAAGCTCGTAAACCCGCCGACCATCCTCATCGCCTTCGCGTCCGACTCATCACTGATCAGCGCAGCCTCATCTTCAACCACGTTCGGAGCGCCGAACCCCATCAAAGAGTTACCGACGTCCTCTATCTGCTTAAGACGGGACTCTGCCGACAGAATAAAGATCTCGCCAATCTGATTGTTGCCGATGTCAAAGGTAAGCCTGCTCTTCGACCTTTCTCTCCTGACCGTGTCCATTGATTCACCCTCGGAAATCTTGAATCTGTTCAGAGTGTACTCGTTCTCGAAGAGATGCTTGATGACATAACCCATGATGATCTTCGCTTTCGGCTGCGAAGGCGCCACGATCGCCCACTTCTCCGGAAAAGTCGCCGCTCTCGTCAGAACCGCCATTGAGACAACGTCTGAATTATGTGTCGGAATTAAATTTTTACCGACAAGATATACTCCGCCTTCAACCTTTATACACCTACCCCTTCGGGGAGAAATTTTTGTTATGCCAGTGATGGTAACTGTCTTGTTGCGTTTTGTATTTCGACTTTCAACTTTTTTTCGAAGAAGTTTAGTAGGATAAGATATCGTGGGCGAAAAACCAATGTAGTACACGTCTTGTTTACCCATTATCCCAGATGAAGATTCACAAGCCGGCACACGAACGATAGAAACATTCCGCACACCAAGAGAACGTAAGACCTCTTCGATATCATCGACCAGCCGCTTGTTTGCGTTTACAATATACAAACGACCATTCTTCCATCCTTTCTCTCTCTCTTGTTTATTTACCGTTCCATCGGTATCGATGAGACCGGCAATCATCTGTTTACGCGCCTCGATAGACGCATATTTATAACAATCGGGAATATACTTATTACCCACAATACTCATCAATTTTAAACCTTCCCAAAACTCAGTCCGGTAAAAATTAACACAACGAACACCGGTTTGTTTATGAACAGACTCAGAGGATATAATATACGGTATATTATTTATAATCGCGCGATCTTTAGGATGAAAGGTAATAGAGGGCTTCGTCGCCGTCCCGTCACCAAGCCAAACCCCAAAAGTATACGGATCAATAGGAAGAACATTACCACGATTAAAATCAATCGGACTTACTTCCGGGACAGAGAAACAATACGATTTATCTTTTAAAACATACTTTTCCAACTCTTTCGTTTCAATATTTTTAAATCCTTTCCCGCGCCGTTTCCAATTTTTATGCCGCACAACCCACTCATGATTCTCGTGACATTGTATCTTCTCTCCATTACTAAACGAAACTTCTCGTGTAGATTCAGATTCCCCTAAAAGAGCAAGCACTTTTTTAGGTTTTCCGTCCGGTCCAAACACATA